TCCTCGGCACACTCGCGACAGTCCATGCAGTCGTCGAAGTGCGCTAGCGCCTGCTGCGCGACCGCGAGCTGCGCCTCCAGCTCGACGATGCGTGCGGCCTGCCGCTGCACGAGCGTCGGCGTCACGCCGGGGAGGTGCTCTTGGGTATAGCGGCTCGCGCCGGGACCCGCGCCACCCTTGTTCGCTGCGTCGCTCATTTCCAAAGAACCCCCGTTCCTCCGCATGCCGGGCACGCCACCCGATCGGGCGCCGACGTGCTCTGCGCCGGCTGCCACACGTCTCGCGCACCCCAGCCGTCGCAGCAGGGACAGCGCAGCGGCGCGCCAACCTCGGTCGTCGTGCGATTGCACCGGTGCGAGTAGAGCGGGGGCACGGTGACACCACAGTTCTCGCATCGCTGGCCGCCTGTCGTCGGTTCGCTCATCGTCTCTCCTCGAAGGCACTACACCGCTTCGCTCGTCCCGTCCCCGGCCCCGGCCCCGGACCCGTACCCGTACCCGGCCCCGTCCCCGTACCCGTCCCCGTACCCGTCCCCGTACCCGTCCCCGGACCCGGCCCCGGCCCCGGACCCGTACCCGTCCCCGTACCCGGACCCGGACCCGTCCCCGTACCCGGACCCGGACCCGGACAACGTTGCGAGCGACGGCAGGTTGTCCCCACGGCCGAGCACCGCGGCAACGATTGACCGCGCCATGTCCGGCATCCTCTGCTCCACCCAGAGGAGATCACTCCACTTGACCTCTTTCAGCGGTTGCCCGGCGCGGTACTTCGCGAGCGACGAGCCACAGGCACCCGCCGCCCGCGCGGCGTCGAGATGAGCCTGCGTCAACTCCACGGCCCCGCCTCCATCGCAGCGATTGCGGCCGGCGTGCAGTCCGTGACCGAGGTCACGCCAGCCAGCTCCAGCCGGGGCACGGCCGGCCCGACGCGCGAGCCGGGTGCCGGCCCGGTCGCCGCGAGGCCGAGAAATCCCTTGGTCGCTGCCGACCAGTAGACGATGTTCCGCGCCTCGATCAGTGTTGCCTTGTCGCCGTCCTGCGAATCGAGCGTGCCGAAGAACACGCCGCGATGCAATGTCGTAACCAGAACCTTACGCATGTTTCGTTTCCTCCTCGTTTCGTGTGAAGGGGCGGGCCGCTCTCGCCCGCGTTGCCTCGTGGCACCATCGTCCTGGAACCAACACGCAAGCCACGCTGCACCCGCCCCGATCTGATTGAGCCGGCCGGCGCGTGTCCGTTGCCAGCGGCTGGCCGTGTCACAGCCGTTTGGACTCTGGCAGCGGCCGACGTCCCGTGCACGGGATCTCTCCGGCCGGATTCAACAATTTACCGCGCAGCTGCCTGCTGTGCCTTCGACGGCTCCGGATCGAGCGGCAACTGGGCGCGGTCGATCCCGAGATCCAGCGTCGGCGCCTTGCCCAGCGCCTCGTCGAGATCCGCGTCCGGGTCGGATGTCGCCGGCACGGCGTCGGCTGCCAGGATCTTCCGCAGATCCTCGACCGCCGCATTCGGCGCGACCAGCTTGCCCCTCTCGTCCACGCCGGCCCCGAGCGCCGAGTCCAGTAGCTCGCGCGGGCACTTCTCCAGGAGCACCTGCAGCTTCCGGAGCCCATCGCTCACCGGCTCGAGGTGCAGGTGCTCGATCTTCCCCCAGACGCGGGTCCCGAACGCGGCCTCGATCAGCGCTCCCTTCGCCATCTTGTCGCTGGTCGTCGAGCCGGGGAAGTGCTTCGAGACGAGCTCCTTGACCTCCTCCAGCCGAAGATCACGCTGCTCGCGGAGCCGGTACACCGCATCGCCAGCCGGGTCATCGAACATCTGCGCGGTGCTCGACCCATGCGAGATACCCGTATGCCCGCCGCCCAGATTGAGCCGGTCCACGTGCCGGCCGAAGAACGCCATCGGCGCGTTCTCCGCGATCAACCGCAGGAGATCCGGCTTGCCGTCCTTCGTGCGCGGCGTCTCGAACTCGGCGGACAGGCCGTCGATCTCCATGAACCGATCCTTGACCACGAATGCCCGGCGCAAGTACTGGCCCGGCGACTCCTTGTCGGTCGCCCGCCCGCGCTCGTCCTCGATCCGCAGCTCCTTGGTCAGCTCGACCAGCAACGACGGCTCGTAGCCTGTCTCGCCCTCGGTCGCCATCTTGGTGCCGACCACGATGCTCTTGCGTTCGCCTTCCCGCTTATCCTCGATGTCCTCGAACACGTTCGCCGACCGCCCGCACATGATGATATGCAGCGGGCTGTTGACGTAGGGCAGCGCCCAGCCCTCGCGCCACTCGGTCTTCAGGATGTCCCAGGCGTAGATGGGCAGCGACCGGCCCTTGATCCCCTTGGATTCCTTGAACCCATTGACCAGAGTGCGCCACGGGTGGGTGATCGAATCGACGACCAGGACCTTGAACCCGCTCTTCGGCTCCGAGGCCTCGCGGATGCCGGCTGCCAGGTCGCGGAAGCTCTGAGTCGCAGCCGACTCGACCGGCACCTTCGCCAGAGCGAAGAGGCTGGACACGTAGCCGAATCCGCCTTCCGTGTCGAAGTAGGCGACCTTCCCTCCGCCCAGCTTGCGGATGAGGCCGATGGCGAGCAGCGCCGAGGTCACGGACTTCCCCGTGCCGTTGACGCCGTAGAACCCGCCCTTGAAATACGCCACGCCGTCGATCGGCGCCTTGAAGATTGCCATCGCGTTTCCTCCACCCTTAGTTCTTCAGCGGCCCGCGCCGCAGCTCCTCCAGGCTCACGCGCAACGCTCGGGCCAGCGCCCGGATCGTGCTCGGCTGCGGTTCGACCACTCCCCGCTCGATGTCCGAGACGGTCGGCCGCCGCACCCCCGCCCGAGTCGCCAGCGCCGCTTGTGACAAGGCCCTGGCGTTGCGCCATTTTCGCACTTTGTATCCCATCGGTTCCCCGATCCACCTCCTCGCGGTCAGAACCGTACGCTTATCGGACGCCAACGGTCAACGATCAGTCCGCATACGGTACGTCATCGAATGACGGGAAGAGCACTCGCGCGATCTCTTCGCTGAGCTTCGTCCCGTGCAACAGGACTGCGTACTGCTCGACGCGGTGATCCTCACCGGGCACCGCGTCGATGTAGGCGGTCCACGTGCCTTCGGCGCGGGTCGTCGCGACGGCCAGCACGCGGGTGGCGAGCGCGTGTCGCCGGACGCGCGGCGCGAATTCGCCTTGTTCGGTCATCGAGTGCCCTCCGCGTAATTGATGCCGCGCTCGCCGCGGTCCCAAGCTTCCAGCCCGAGCGCCCAGACGTCCGCCATCTCCGCGACCCGCAGCATGCGCCGGTCGCCATCCGCGGTGATCCGGTCCACCAGATTCTCGAACGCCTCATCCTCCGGCGTGCAGCCGGGAAGCATGCCGGTCGTAACCCCCGGCGGAAGGTTGAATCCGCTCATGCGCCAGCACCTCCGACCCACGACCCGCCGAGAATGTCCTCGTGCCGCCCCGCGTGTCCAGCACGGAGGATGCACACGGACTCGCGGTCGCTGCGCCAGACGTGGCAAGACTCCTCACGCTTCAACATCGCCTTTGCCGCGCGCACCCATGGCGAGCGGTTGAGCTGGAAGGTGCGAGCGCAATGCGGGCAGCCCGCCGTCTTGCGGAGCGCGGAGACGGCCGGCCAGAAGGGCAAGCCGCACCCTCCGCACTTGACCATGGGATTCCGCACGTTGGTCGTCGCCATTTCCGTCCTCCTCGTTTCCGGATCCTCGGCCGGGGCGGGTCCCGCGGCGCAATCGGAATGTACGATAGGTGTACGGTGTGGGTCAAGGAGAAAAGTTGCGGCCGGCGGCCAGCCGCTCCCGGCGTGTGGCAATTTTGCCACGCCCACACCCCGGCGGCCTGCCTCTCAGATTTCCGGTTGACACGCGCCGTACACCTATCGTACATTCCCGTGTGCCGGCCCCGCGGCCGGCGGAGCAGAACGGAGAGACGCACGAATGACGATCCGCCTTACGACACACGCGGCCGGCGCGCTCGTCGCGCCCGCCGCCTACCTCGGGCAGCGGTTCGACGCCTACCGAACCGCATGCCAGGCGGCCGGCGCCCGCTACTCGAAGGACGACAAGGGCAACATCCTGAAGCTCGACGCCATCCCGGTCGCCGTGCGCCACCTCGAAGCGGCCGGCTTCGCCGTAGATGTGGACGACGCGCTGCGCGCGGCGCTCGATGCGCGCGCTACCGTGATCGAGACGGACGTGGAAGAGGCGCTGGCCCGCGCCGAGCGCATCGACGCTGAGCTGCGCTCCCGCGGGCTGGCCCTCTTCCCGTTCCAGCGGCTTGGCGTCGGCTGGCTGGCGCCGCGCATCGGCGCCGGGCTCTTCGACGAGATGGGGCTGGGAAAGACGGTGCAGGCGTTGACCGCGGCGCCCGCCGCCGCACCTATTCTGGTCGTGGCGCCGGCCGTCGCCAAAGGCACGTGGGTCGCGGAGGCCGCGCGTTGGCGGCCAGACCTCCGGCCGACGATCCTCCGCGGCCGTGACTCATTCCGCTGGCCCGAGGCCGGCGAGATGGTCGTGACTAACTACGACATCCTCCCGAATCAGGCGGCCGGCGATCCGCTGCCCGGCACGGTGCTCATCGCCGACGAGGCGCATGCGCTCAAGAATCCACGAGCCCTCCGCACGGTGCGGTTCCGTGCTCTCTCCAGGAGTGTCCGTGCCGCCAGCGGCCGAGTCTGGTTGCTGACGGGCACTCCGCTCCTCGGCAAGCCCGACGAGCTGTGGCATGTGCTGATGGCCGCGGACCTGGCGACCGAGGCCTTCGGCACATGGTCCCGATTCTGCGAGCTGGTCGGAGGGTACAAAGGGCGGTTCGGGATGGTCTGGAGCGGCAAGATCTCGCCCGACGTCCCGGAGCTCCTGCGCCGCGTGTCACTCCAGCGCCGGCGGGTCGATGTGCTACCCGATCTCCCGACGAAGATCTACCGGACGATCGAGGTCGAGTGCGTGGACGACGCGCTCCGCAAGCTCTGCGACGAGGTGCTGGCGACGCTCCGCGCCTATTGCGACGCGCGCGGGATCTCGCTGGAGGCGGCCATCGAGGAGGTCATGGAGACGAAGGGCGGCGGGGTGACCTTCGACCAGATGTCGCGGGTCCGCCACCGCCTCGCCATCGCCAAGATCCCGGCGCTCATCGCGCTGGTCGAGGAACGCGAAGAGGCTGGCGTGCCGTGCGTCGTGTTCAGCAGGCACCGGGCGCCGGTCGAAGCGCTGCAGACGCGCGGCGGCTGGGGCATCTTGACCGGCGATCAGACGGGGGACGAGCGGACGAGCACGGTGGCGGCGTTTCAGGCTGGCAAATTGCGCGGTATTGCCGCGACGATCCAGGCCGGCGGCGTCGCCATCACGCTGACCCACGCGAACGAGGTCCTTTTCGTCGATCTCGACTGGACGCCGGCGCTCAATCAACAGGCGGAAGATCGTGTGTGCCGCATCGGCCAGACGCGAGGCGTGATCGTGACGCGCATCCAGGCGGACCACGAGCTGGACGCGCACGTCAACCGGATCCTGGACCGCAAGCAGCAGTTGATCTCGGCGACGGTCGAGGCGAGTGCGGTCCTGGCGCCGGCGCCGAGCGAGGACCACGTGCGGGCTTTGCGCGAGGCGGCTGGCCGGAGCGCTGCCCCCGAGCCGGAGCCCGCACGCCCCGCTCGCCGCGGCCCAGGGAGTCCGGTCGAGGAATGGGCGGCCAGCGCGCTCCGCACGCTGGCATGTCTCGACCCGGATCATGCTGGCGTGGTCAACGATGTCGGATTCAACCGGATGGACGGCGTGATCGGCCACTCGCTCGCCGAGCAACTCGACCGCGGGCTGACCGAGAAGCAATGGCCGCTCGCTGTGCGCATCGCGATGCATTATCCGCGGCAAGTAGGCAGACAGGAGGTCGAGTCGTGACCTACGGCGACTTCCTGGCGGCGAAGGCCATCGTGGATTGCCCGACCGGATTGCCGGAGATCCAACCATTGACTACCGCGCTTTTCGATTTTCAGCGCGACATCGTTGCATGGGCTTTGAGACGGGGACGCGCCGCGATCTTCGCCGATTGTGGTCTGGGCAAGACGCCGATGCAACTGGAATGGGCGCGACACATTCCGGGCCGAGTGTTGATCCTGGCACCCCTCGCAGTCTCCGCGCAAACCGTTCGCGAAGCAACCAAGTTCGGGATCGACGGAGTTGCGGCTTGCCGGCGCGACGACGGTGCACGGATCGCCGTCACGAATTACGAGATGATGCATCATTTCGACGCCGCGGACTTTGCCGGCGTTGTGCTGGACGAGTCCAGCATTCTCAAGAGCTACGACGGCGCCTTCCGGAGCGCCGTGATTGAGAAGTTCTCGAAGACGCCATTTCGCCTCGCCTGCACCGCGACTCCAGCGCCGAACGATCACGCCGAGCTTGCCAACCACGCGGAATTCCTTGGCGTTATGTCGCGAATCGAAATGTTGGCCACGTTCTTCGTGCACGATGGCGGGGAGACTTCGATCTGGCGTCTCAAACGCCATGGACAATCGGACTTCTGGAGATGGATGTGCTCGTGGGCCACCTTGCTCCGCAAGCCATCGGACCTCGGCTATGAAGACGATGGATTCGTTTTGCCAGCACTGCGCATACACCACACGATCGTTGAATCGCCAACTGCGGAAGGACTCCTATTCCCAGTCGAAGCACTCAGCCTCCAGGAGCGGCTGGCGGCCAGGCGTGCGAGCATCGATAGCCGAGTTGCGGCAGCCGCAGCCATTGCCAACGCAGCGCGCGGACAAGTCCTTGTCTGGTGCAATCTCAATGCGGAGTCCGAAGCCCTGGCGGCGGCCATCGACGGGGCAGTTGAAGTGCGCGGCTCGGACAGTCCTGAGCACAAAGAAACGGCAATGCTCCGCTTCTCGGCTGGAGATATCCGCGCGCTGGTTACGAAGCCCAGCATAGCCGGATTCGGAATGAACTGGCAGCAATGCTCCACTGTCGCATTCGTCGGTCTCTCCGATTCCTATGAGCAATACTATCAAGCAGTGCGGAGATGCTGGCGGTTCGGACAGGCAAATCCGGTTGACGTTCACGTCGTTACTGCGGAAGCGGAAGGAGCAGTCGTTGCGAACATTGAGCGCAAGGAACGAGACGCGGAGAGAATGGCTAGCAACATGGTTGAGCACATGAAGGACCTCAATCGTGCTGCCATCCATGGTGCAGAGCCAGTCCGGAAGGACGAGTACAGAACGGCGCTTGCTTCCGGAGCCGACTGGGATTGTCGGCTTGGGGATGCAGTTGAGGAAGTGGCTTGCATGGATACCGGAAGCGTGCACTACACGATCTATTCGCCCCCGTTCGCCAGCCTCTACACCTATTCGGCCAGCGATCGGGACATGGGGAATTGCCGCGACGTAGGCGAATTCCTGGAGCATTACAAGTTTCTCGTGCGGGAACTGCTGCGCGTCACGATGCCCGGCCGGCTGCTCAGCTTCCATTGCATGAATCTGCCGATCTCCAAGGAGCGGGAGGGGTTCATCGGCTTGCGCGATTTTCGCGGCGACCTCATCCGCGTGCACCTAGAAGCCGGCTGGATCTATCACTCCGAAGTCTGCATCTGGAAGGACCCGGTAACCGCAATGCAGCGAACCAAGGCCCTCGGACTTCTGCACAAGCAGATCAAGAAGGATTCGTGCATGTCGCGTCAGGGCATCGCAGACTACCTGGTAACGATGCGTGCTCCCGGAGAGAACCCAGAACGCGTGGCACACTCAGGCGAACAATTCCCAGTCCAGCTGTGGCAGCAGTACGCATCGCCAGTCTGGATGGACATCAATCCGAGCGACACTCTGCAGCGCAAGAGCGCCAAGGAGGCGATGGACGAGCGACACATCGCGCCGCTACAGCTCGAGGTGATTCGCCGCGCCATCTTCCTGTGGTCGGCCGTCGGCGACCTGGTGCTGTCGCCATTCGCCGGCATCGGATCGGAGGGTGTAGTGGCGGTTGGCATGGGTCGGCGATTCCTGGGGATCGAACTCAAGGCATCGTATTGGAAACAGGCGTGCGCGAACCTCGCCAACGCTCAGAGATCGGGCGGATTGTTCGATTCGGAGGTGAACACGTGACGATCCGGAGATGCAACCGTCCCGACTGCGACCGGCCGGCGCGTGTCGAAGATGATGGCGGTCGCGCGTGGTGCGCCCTGGACGAGCCGGTCAGCCACGCGGTCGCCGAACTCCGGTTCGCGGTCATGTCGCTGAACGAGCAGGTCCGCGCGATGCGCGACGAGATCCACTCGATCAAAGCCAGCGTCGATTACATGCGGATGAGGAGCTGAGCATGGACCGCGAGATGCAGTGGCAAGCGCTTCTCCGCCTGCAACAGCGGATCGAGGCGCCCGAGGAGATCCGAGGATCGGCGAGCTGGTCGTGGCGGAACGGGGCGAGCGTCGAGGACGTCTATCGCATCCTCGGCGCTGCCGCCCCAGCCCGCTGCTCATCGTGCAAGGCGCTCGTCTGGTGGTTCACACACGCCAACCGCAAGCGCTGCCCGTACGACGAGACGGGCGAGACGCATTTCGTCGGCTGCCCGGACGCCGCGAAGTTCCGCCGCGATCGCTAGGCCCCAGCGTCGAGCAACCCCTGCGGAATCGCCGGCTTCGTGCCGTACTCGTAGATGAGCTTCTGGAACGCGGTCAGAATCGAGGCGATGGCCGCGGAACCCAACACGCGCAGCACGCCGCCGAATCCGCCCCAGCCGGCCAGCGAGTAGCCATCGTGCATCACGGGATCGAACCAGTCGAGGATGCCGAGCTGTTGCGCGGCCGGCGTCAGGCCCTCGACCACGACCTTGGCATAGCCGGCGGCGAGGATCACGAAGTTCGCGACCCACACGATCTTCGGAATGATCGCGTTATTGAATCCCGGGGCGATGCGGGCGAACGCCGCGACGATCTGCACGACGAGCACGAGGATCGTTCCGAGTTCTGCGGTCATGGTTTCTCCTTTTTCAGATCGACGATCAGGGACTCGGCGCGGGCCTGGCGCGCCAGGATCTCGCGCTGGTTCCCGATGATCTCATGGACCCAGCCTGCGGCAACCGTCTGTGGCGTTGGCTTTATCGCCCACAAGAGCAGGAGAATTACTACGGCCGCCAGCATGAATAGGCCGATGACACGATTGAGTTGCCGATTCACACGCTCGTATAATTCGTCCATCTCATCGCCCCACGAACCGCACGACCAGCGCGCCGACCAGCGCTCCGATCGTTGCCGCGACGACCGAGAACTTCCCAAGGAGATACGCCATCTTGATACGCTCGGCCGTCAACGTCTCCTCCAGATGGCGGATGCGGTCTTTTACTTCCTCGAACTCGCGGCGAGTTACGCCGTTGATGTGCTCAACCACGTCCGTTCTCCTCCCGCGCGGCTACGAGGGGAGAGCCGCAACGTGGGTCTGTCCTCACGCCGCCCGACCGTACGTCTCAATCGCCACCACGTGCACGCTGATCGGCTGCGCCGCGTCCTTCTTGATCTGCACGTTCAACACGTTGAAATCGTGCGCGCTCCACGCCGCCCCCGGCAGGAGCCCAGGATACGCTACCAGGTTGCCGATGTCGTCATGGAATCGGATCACGTGCCCGGGCTTGAGATCCACGGCATTGACATAGGTGTCGAACTCGATGAGCACGCGGCGCGCGCGCCTGGAATCGACAATCCACTTGAGCAACGCCTCGGCCGTCACGTGGTTCCACACGTCGGGCGCCGTCCACTCCATCGTCCGCTGGATGCCGTAGAAGGTCTCGGCATTCTGGCAGGCTGTCTTGTAGGCCGCGGCGTTGAGGGCAAACGTCGTCGAACTCGGGCTGCATTCGGCCTTCGACGAGAACCCACCAGACCCGTCGTGCCACCCATAAGCCAGCGCGAACCGCGTCACGACGCTCGAACGGTCGGAGAGTCGGGCCTCGAACGTCCGCGGCACGACGCGGTCCGGGCCGAAGTAGTAGCCGGTCGTGCGGTACAGCCGCTCCGGTGCGCTCGTCGCGGGGTCGTGCACATCGACGAAGGCGCGCCATTGCATGCTACCCGCGTCCGAGAGCTGCGACTGAAAGAGCGCCATGCTCTGAACGCCGATGCGCGGCATGATGCTGCGAAGAGTATTGGACTCCAAGATCGGCATGGTGAGCTTCCAGCCCGAGTATGTGCCGCTGCCAGGACACAGGGCATTGAGCTGAGTTCGTGCGCGAACGAAGCTGCCGAACTCCGTGCCCACCGCGCGCCCGGTGAACGCCGAACTGCCGGAGAATCTGGCAATCAGATGGCCGGCGATGTCCGCCGGGTTCTCGATGATCGACTGCGTGGTCGCCGTGTAGATCCCCGACACGTCGCGCGGGCCGATGCCGCACACGAATACATTGGATAGCGAGCGCGACGACACCTCCGGTCCGGCATTGGAGGCGTAGGGGATCTGAACGACGCCAGGCCCGGTGCGGATCGGTCCTCTGTTCAAAATGGTTTCGAAAAGCTCGCGTGCTCCAAGCTGTACGAGACCGCGCGCGATATTCGCTCCAAGCGCGCGCGGCTTGTCCCGAGATTGCAGGTCGCTTCGGAATAGGACCTCAAGCCACACCCTGCAGATGCGTACGTCGCCGCCACTCGCGCGAATCAGCACGTCGCCGGGATAGACGATATATGTTCCCGCGCCGATCCGTTGGCTGACGTGGCCGAAATCCCACGGCCCGATGAAGCCCTCGCTCTCGCTTCCCGAATTGTAGTCCTGGAGACCCGTGACCGTGCGCTTCTTGATGATGGCATACTTGATACCGGTCGCCTGTGGATCGAATGTAACGCCAGCACCGCTCTGGCTCGTGCCGAAGGTTGAGGTAAGAGTTGCGACCTGAGCGTAGGAGTACCGCGCGTCGAGAAGCGCGGTAGCACTTGGTCCGCCGCGGTGCGTCAAGACGCCGATTCTGATCTGCAACACTTCGCCGAGATCCGGTCCGGCCGCCGGAAGCTGGAGAGAAAGACCGCCGCTGCTGACGATGGTTGCGTAGGTTTCCGGATCGGCGTCGAACACGTTCTCGGCATCGCCGGTAAATGCCCCGTCCGTTAGATATGGAATCCCGCCCGTGGTGCGTCTGATCTTCGAGAACTCGGTGCACGGAAGAACAATCGACTGGACCACACCGCTCCACAGTTCTTGCTCGGTCTCGAAGCTCGGGCTTGACGTGTTGATATAGAAGCCGCAGACCTGCGCTAGCCCCCCTGTTCGCGTCAAGCCCGAGGTCCGGATTGCACGCGCGTCGCCCGCGCCGCCCGACGTCTTGTAGGCCGGCAGGTCGTTCGACAGGTCGCGACACAGAATGAGCCCAGAGTCTGAATCTCCTCGCCAAGTGCATGCGGAGAGATGTTGTATGTACTCCGCAGGTGCAGCCACTGGATCGGTAACCTCGTCCTGGAAATTGTATTGCGGGCTCGCACCTTCATTCAGAGCGAAGATCGGCGAGGTAGACAAGTCTCCGTAAACGAAGATCGCCTGGCGCATCTTGTCGAGCAGCGGCGCGGCATCCCCGTTGTAGCCTCGATTGCCATTCGCCGCGAGGGGCAATTGCAGCATCGGAAACTTCACGCCATGCCCGAGACAGTAGGTGATTGCGGCCATGAAACGCTTGTAGGCGCTCGCTGGTTGCGCACCGCCATCATGGTAATCGGTGAAATGATCCCACTCCAATTGCGTGCCTGCCGCATACTCCTTGATCGCGGTCGGATGGAACCTGCCGTAGAAGATCGGCACGACGCTCCCGAAGAAGTCGCGCGGGCGCGTCCCCTCCTGCGCTCCCCAGATGAAGGAGGATTCGTTGATCATCTTGGTCGGCACCAGCGCCTCTTCGTCGCCTACCTGGACGGCGCGGATCTCGACGTGCTCGGCCGTGCACACGGCCTCCTCGATGCGTCCAAGAAATAGGATCTTGGTGTACCAGAGTCCAGCGTCAAGGACGAAGGCGTTGATGCGGATGAGGCCGCCGATCACATAGCTCGCCTGAAATGACGTTGCGAGATCGACGGGCAATTGCGTCACGAGATCCGCCATGGTCGTATTGCGGAATCGCACAACGGCGCTCGCCGTCTCGTACTCGATGCCCGTGACGCCCTCAAACACCATGTCGCCCCATTCCAGGACGCCAGGCTGATAGGCCCCGGGGCCGGACACGGCATCGGCGCCAACGGCCTCCCCAACCTGGAACACCCGCGGAGTAGCACCGAGAAGAATAAGCTGAACGGCGGCTGCTTCGCTGCGCAGGAATTGATCGGCTGCCGCCTCGAAGGTCGGCCCGCCGCCGGCCATCTCGTCAACAACGCTTCCGGAGTACTGGCCGCCGGGGCCACCACCGCCCGCGCCGAACGCGCCGCCCGCGTCCGTGATAATCGACCGATCGAAGAGAGAGAGGTCCCAGCCGAGATCAACCGCGTCGTCGAGCGCCTGCGCGTCAGCCACCGCCATGCCGATGCTCTGCGCCACGACCTCGGCGAATGTCTGCGTATCGGCCACCGCCATGCCGATGCTCTGTCCGACGCTCTCCGAGAACGTCATGCTATCGGAGAACGACTTGGTAATGGGTCCCTCGGTGTAAAAGACATCGACCCTGAGCCAATCCACTTCCGTGGTGAGCGGCGCCTCGGCCTCATAGGACGGCGTAAGCCGAACACGAAACACGCCGCTAGCCATCTGAGCGGTTGTCCAACTGCGCCCCCAGGTGTCTACCGCGCTCCCGAGCGTGTACACAGTCTCCGACTCGGTCAGCGCCGTAGTCGTTTGGGTCGCGGTCCAGGATGCGCCGCTGTCCCACGAAAGTTCCGCGTTGAGCCAAACGGCATCCACAAGACCGGTGACGTAGGCGTCAAGGTAGACGATGATGCCGTCGATAGTCGCGCCGTCGGGGATGCCGAATGCATATCCCCACCACGAGGTTGTGACGGCAGATGTTGCGACCGCGGAACCGCCGCCATCGGCATAGGCCAGGTTGCGGCTTGTCCAGCCGCTGCCGCTGTTCGCGTTCGGGCTCTTGACTCCGGTGTTCGCCATCAGCTCGCCCCGAACCTCACGGTCAACGTCACGGTCAAGCTCTGGCCGCTACCCTTGGAGAAGGACGAGAACGTGTCCAGGTAGTTGAACATCGTCCCGCTCGTGAATGCGTTGAACAGCGCACACTCGGAGATCGTGCCGGTGCCCGTGCCGGCGGCGAAGGTCGCGACGTAAACGACCGTGTTGTCGTCGCCGCCCGTGCCCTGCGTCGTCGAGGTGAGCGCGACGCGCGCGAGTTCGGTGGCGAGCGTCGTGCTGGCCGAGGTCTGGCCCGTGCCGCTGCCGACCGCCATGTGGGTCGGGAGCGTCGTTCCCCGGTCGCTCATGGCATCGGCGACCAGCGCATCGCCGAGCTGCGTGATGAGATTGCGGCAATGCACACGATGGGCGACCGAGCCGTCCGCGTTCCGGAGTTCCAGCTCGACGTCGCCACGCATGAACAGCCTCTCGCGGCGTCCCAAGTCCCAGAAGCTCATACTGCCCCCTCTAGGCGCAGAACAGCCGCGCCCTTGTGTGCGCCGGCCGTCCCGCCCATTGCAGCCCCGTGGTCGTATCCCAGGACGAGGCCGAAGAAGTGTTCCAAGCCAACCGGCACGACCGTCGTCACCGAATCCGGCGGAATGATGCCGACCAGTTTCCCGAAATTCGCGCGGCCGACGGTCTCAACGATCAACTTCTGCTGCGCCTGGTCGATGCGCTCGAAGATCGCTGTTGCCGACTTGGTGATCTTGCGTGCGCCGATCAGCACGTGTCGCGCGTCGCCGGCTGATTGCAGGAACTCAAGCGGGAATCCGTAGTTCACGACCCACCCGTTCTCGCCCTCCGGGTTCTTGGCGACCGCGGCATGCGTGCCCATGAACACGGCCCCGAGCCGGAACGGCGGCCAGGCAGAGCCGCGCGTCAGGATGAGCCGGTAGACCGTTGCCGCAGGCGTCAGCGCCGAACGCACGAGCAGGTCTCCGTCTGAGGTGGGCGTCGCCGTGCCGATGGACACGAATGTGGTGCCGTTGTGGTAGGCGAACTCGATGCCGTAGCCGCCGGTGTAGAGGTCGTGGTTCACGATGCCGAAGCAGGTGAACTGTTGCGATGCGGAGAACGTGAAGTCGATAACGGGAGCCGCGCTCGGGTTCGCCGGCACTTTGAGTCGGCGCCACGGATCGTCGTACTTGAGATTTGCAGCAGGATGACTCGCGTCGGCCGTCGCGTTCGTGATCGTTACCGTGCTCACGTTCTCCGGCAGGACCTTGTTGTTGTAGGCGAGCACCATGCGCGTCTCGCTGGCTGTGAATGCCATCGCCTATCGCCTCCCGCGGGCCAGCGCGGCCATCGCCTTCGACCCGCGACCGCTGCGCATGTACCGTTCGAAGTCGGCGCTGTCGAGAGCCGTGATGTTGGCCTCGATCTTGGTCGGCGCAGGCCCCTCGATGCGGAAGAAGCGCCGCGCTCTGTCCGATGCCTGCTCGCGGAGCTGAGTGTCGAGCGGCACCTGCGGCACGCGGATCACTCCACGCGTGAACTCGGCGGCGCGGCGGGAGAATGCCAGGAGTTCCAACGCCTGCCCCGAAGCGCGACGCACCTCGATGGGAGCCGGGGTCGTGGCCTGCACCGGTCGGCGCTGGAGCGGAATGACCGCGGCAAGAGCCTGTCCCGGCGCCAGCAGCCTCCGCTCGGGAATGCTGAGCGCCGCGGCCGTCGTGCTCGGCACGCGGCGGGCAATCGGCACGATGGTCGCGGCCGCGGCGACGGCGGGAAGCGCGCGACGAGGTGGGGTGACCTCCTGCCGCAGGAGCCCGCCGCCGCCGGCCCCGGACGCCAGCGGACGGATGGGCGCGAATGGAGGCGTGGGAGCCGCGATCTTGGCCGCGCTCGTGCCGCGAGCAAGGATCGCCCGCGTTGACTCGACCAGCGCGCCGGCAACTCGCGCGAGCGCCGCCAGGAGCGGCCCCATCGGAAACGGCGCCGGCGTGGCTGGCCTCTGGGTCGGTGGAGCGATTACCCGAGGGGCCACGACCGGCGCCGAGACGGTCGGTCGGCCAACTGGCCCGACAGTTGCCGCCGGCGGAACGATCCGCCTCGGAGGCGGGACGGTGACTGTTTCACGTGGAACTTTCCCGACGCTCACCTCCGGCGCCGGCACCTCGATCGGCGCCAAGTCGCCAAGGCGGAGCTGTACCGCGACGACCGCAGCGTCCGGCGGCAGGATGGTCGGCTGCGGGAAGGCGAGATCAGCCAGCGGCTCGACCGAGAACCTTGGAGCCGGCAGGCGGATCTGCGGCAAACCACCCACCGCCACGTCGGGCGGCCCGAGGCCGACCGGCGGCAGCGGCTTGGCGGCGACCGCGGGCGCCTGGAGGGTCAGGGCGGAGAGCCGCGCGACCCGCACCTCGGGCGCCGCGGCGCGCAGCACGGAGCGCACGGTCGGAAGCTGGGCCACGACCGGAGCCAGCGCGGCGACCCGCACGGCCGGAGCGGCGAGAGTCTGGCGCCCGATGGCGCCGACCGTGACCTCTGGCGCGGCGAACGCCAGCCTGCCGTGAGGCGGAGCGGAGAGCAGCGGCGCCGGGATCTCGACCCGGGGCAATTTACCCACGGCGAGGGATGGCGGCGCGAGGGTCAGATCGGACAACGGACGCGTCGTGACCGCAGGAGCCTGGAAGACAAGCGGCTGGAGCTTCGCCGCGCTGACCGCAGGCTCGACTGAGGCTCGGAGAGTAACCGGCCTGGCCGCAGGCGGCGCCACGAGCTCGGGGCTCGGAACCGCAACCCGGACGCGCGGCGCCGGCACCCGGATCTCCTCGGCCGTTCCGACCACCGTGAAGCGCGGGGGAGACACGCGCTCGACCGGCGGAGCCAGCACGGTGAAAACGGGTGCCAGCGGCTTCAGCTCGCCGACGCTGACCGGCGGCGGCGCAAGTCGTTGAGCGGCAATCCGTTCGATGGAGACCGCCGGCGCCGCGAACGCAACCGAACGCAAGGGCTGGAACTGGACGGGCGGCTCCTGGACGGTGGCCGCAGGCGGCGCCAGGACGCGGAGCTGTGGCGTGACCGGCGCCAGTGGCGGCACCACGACCCGCGGCGCGTCGAGCACGAGCGGCGCCAGGTCGGGCAGCGCCAAGCTCAAGCCAACCTCGACCGGCGGCACCTGCGGCACGACGACCTCGGGCGCCGGCATGACCAGCTCGCCGAACGTGTCAACCGAGACACGCGGCGGCGCTATGTCAAGCGACTGGAACCCGCCAACCGACAGCGGTGGCGCTGGCACCAGGCGCTCTGCCAACGGCTTGAATGCCACGGGCGGAGCGGCGAGGACCACCGGTTGCATGGGGCGGACAGACGCCGGCGGCGCGGCGAAGGAGAGCGGCCCGAGGATCGGCGCCCGGAACTCGGGCGCCTCCGGAGTACCGATGCGGAGCACGGGTGCCGGGAGCGCGATCTCGGCCAGCGGTGGCGCCCGGAAGGTGGCAAGGGCGCTCAACACGGCTGGCGCCGGCGTGGCGAAGATAACGGCAGGAGCCCCGAGTCGTTGTTCGGCCGGAGGCGAGATCGCCACGCTCGGGGCGAATGTGAGGGTCGGCGGTGCTGCAAGGGTCACCGTCGGGCTGAGCGCCAGGGTCGGCGGCTGGACAAGCGCCACGCTCGGGACGAAGGCCAATGCTGGCGGCGGCGTAAGCTGCACGGCCGGCCGGAGGACCATGGCGGCCGGCTCCTCCAGCCTGACGGCTGGCGCCAGGACCAGCTCCCGCGTCTCGATGCGCGCAGCCGGCAGCTCCGCCACCTCGGGAGCCCGGAGCTCAACCTTGAGCTGCGGCGCGGCCACCTGCAGCTCGCTGGGCATCCCAGACAGGAGCACCCTCGGCGCGTCGAGCACCTGCGGCCCGGGAGCGGCGACCGTCGCCACGAGGTCGACGGGCTTCAGGTCCCCGACCCGCACCGCTGGAGCCGACAGGTCCTGGCGCCCCGGGCTGCCGACGGTGGTGATCGGCGCCCCGAGCACGACGGGTGCAGCAGGACGGAACCCCACGACCGGCGCACCGAGCGTCAGCGGCGCGACCGCGCTGACTCGCAGACGCGCCACGAGCGGCGCCAGCTCCGGCATGAGGATCTTCGGCGCGTCGAGCACGAGCGGCGCCATTGGTGGTACTGCGAAGGCCAGCGACACCTCGACCGGTGCCGGCGGCACGATGATCGGCGGCTCGATCTCGATCTTGCCGAGATCGAGAGCGCGAAGATCGAAGGCTACACGCACGAGCTGCGGAGGAAGGACAAGCGGCCGGCTCTCGACGACCGGTTGCATGACGAGCGCCGGCGGTGGCGGGAGCGCCGGGACGCTCGGCTTGCCGGTCGCCACGGGCGGCGGCGGCGTCGTGGCGCTCGGCTTGGAAGGTCCAGCCGGCAGGCCAATTGGAATTGGCACGCCGAACAACATCCCGACGATCTTCAGCACCGCGAGACGAACTAGTTGTTGAATGATGGCATCGACCATGCTCTTGAACACATCTTCCATCGCCTCGGCGAAGGTCTTGGCTTGGAAGATCGCATCGGTAAAGGCCTGCCCCAAACTGCCGATCAGTGCGTTCTGAATATTCACGCCAACGTCTGCGAATGCAGCGTCGAAGGCGGAGGCGCTTTTCTCCGCTGCCTTTAGCCCCTCCTCGAACTTCTTCACCTCAACCTTGAGTTCGAGGTTGGTCGGGAACTGCTCGACCAGCGCCTTGAGCCGCGCGAGTGCCACGTGCGCCATCGGGAAGTCGCGAAGCTCGACGCGGAGCTGGAAGTCCTTCTTGACGGGCAGCGCGTCGAGCAGAGGCTTGAGCGTTTCGAGGCGCGCGCGCGCAGCTTCGGCGTCACCCTCAAGCTCGGCGATGAGCGGGATGCCGCCGGACAGCGTCCGCATCTTCTCGATGGCCCCGGCGATGGTCGTCAGCGTGCCGAGGAGTAGCTCGGGGTCAGCGGCGGTCAGCGCGCGGTCGATCATGTCGCGGAGCCCGGCCATCGCCTGTTCGGCCGACTTGGCGCCGGCGACGAGCTGCGAGAGGTCGAACGCCTGGACCTTGTCCGGCGTGATGTTGGCGAGGCCGGCGAGCGCGGTTTTCAGCTTGTCAACGTCGGCTCGCGCCTTCTCCTGGTCGAGCTTGATGTTGATCTTCGCCTCGAACTCGCCGCGCAACGTGTTCTCGAACGCCTGCAGTTGCGCTGCACGTTCGGGGAGATCGACCTTCAGCTTCTCCAGGACTGCAAGCAGACCGTTGAATGCGGTGGCCGCCACGTCCCCCTTGTCCACGACAGAGAGGAGCGCGGCGAACGCCGTCCGCGTCCGCCCCAGCTCCTCATTCAACGTGGCGCTCTTCCGCAGATCCTCCTCGCTCACGATCTCGATCTTCTGGTCGGGCCGGCGCGCCGCGGCGTCCAGGCCGGCACGGAGCTGTGCGAGCGCCGCAATCGAGCTCTCGTCCACGGCGACCTTGAGTCGAACGTCGGCCAGCTTGTTGAACTCGCGCGCAATGTCCAGGGCCTCGGAGAGCGCTCGCGTGCGGTCCTCGCCGACCGGGAGCACGGTGACCGCTTCGAGATGACTGCGCACCTCGTCCGCGAGCTTCTGCAGACGGTCCATCGAGGCGGTCGGCACCTGCAGCTCGATGCGCGCCTTGAGATCCAGAAGGCTCTCGACGTGCGCCCGCGCGCCTGTTACGGCGGCGTCCAGCGCCGGTTCGTCAATAGCCATGACAAGACGTTCTGGATCTGCTGCGGTCGTCGCCTCGCGAATCGCGTCCTCGATCTCTGCGGTGTCAACGATCACCTTGGCCGCGAGCGTCAGCGACTCGGACTGGAAGGCTGTCTTGAGCGCGCCTAGCGAGCGTTCGACCTGTTCGGCGGTCGAGGTGATCCGCAACTCAATGCCTGCCGCAGCGTCCGTGCGCATCTTCTGCAGCATGTCGTGGAAGTTGTCGCGCACCTTGTTGAAGTAGATCGTTCCGCTGGCAGCGGTGAGATCCGCAAGTCCCTTGTCCAGGGCGGCGATTGCAGCCTGCGCATCGACCAGGCTGCCCTTCTCGACGAGGATCTTGATGCTCTTGATCGCGTCGCTGCCCTTGAACTCCTGGAAGGCGCGCGCGGCTTCCTCGGCTCCAAGCTCGAAGGCGGCAGTCACGTGCTCGATCTGGCCGGCGACCGATGCGAGTGCCGGGTCTAGGTCACCGCGGATTGTCTTTGCCAGCGCGAAGGCCCGGTCAGCGAGCCGACGCATCGACTCCTCCATCGACTGGAGGAACCCGCCGCCTGCGGCCTCGGCCACCTCACCGATGGCGTTCTTGAGCTGAGCCAGCGCACCCGTATACGTGTTGGCCGCGAGCGTGGCTGTGCCGCCGAACTTCGACTCGATCTGCGCCAGAGCCGCCGCGAACTTCTCGGCCTTCGGGATACCCTCGTCGAGCACGATGCCGTAGCGGCCGAGCATCGTTGTGCTGCCAGCGGCCGCCTTGGCGACGAGCATGGCAGCAGACTGCAGGTCGATACCGAGCGCCGCGGCGAGATCGGCTGCGGCCTTCGTCGCGCGATCGAGATCGCCGCCCGAGAGACGGCCGATCTGCGCGATGAGCGCTGAGGCGCCAATCGCCGCATCGTCCGAGAACGTCGTCAGCTCTTGGAGTTCGCCCGCGAGGTCCTGGACATGGCTGACTGCGGCCGCCGAGAACTGGCCGGTAGAGCCGAGCGCGATGGACAGCTTGGTCGTTGCCTGCTGTGCCCCGGCCGCCTCGTCGACGAACTTCTTGAAGCCGGCGACCGCGCGCTCCATCGCGAGCCCAAGCAGAAGGCCGGCGCCGGCCGCCGCCGCGATGCCGGTTGCAAGACCCGTGAACGAGCTGGCGCTGACAAGGCCCGAAAGACGGCTCGTGTCGAAGCCGCCGCCAGGCTTCGCGGCACCGCCAGCGAGCTTGCCCTGGAGCGCGGCGACACGCTTCTCAAGCTCCACGACCTTCGCGCGGAGCGAGTCAAGGTCGCCGGCGTTGATCTTGAGGGTGCGCGCCTGCATCAGACGCGCCATGGAAGTTTCGGCCGTGCGCGCTGTGCCACCGAGCTGTCCCATGGCCGCGTTCACGCCACGGAATTGCGTCTGCAGCCGCCCGGCGCCCTGTCCGAGGCGATCAAACGACTGGGCGGCCTGGTCGCCGCCCTTCGCCTGAACGAGGATTTCTAGGACGTTAGCCGCCACCTGCTATCACTCCTGCTGCTGGCGTGCCTGCTCGGCTCGGATCGCCGCCAGGCATTCAAGCGACTGCAGGCTGAACCGCAGATGTGCCGTCGGGATCTCCTGACCCGGCACGTCCTTCCGGTTCAGCATGATCTCGTGCGGCATCCAGCTGAACGTCTCCCCCATCCACGCCAGGACTGCCATCGTGTCCCGGTCCCACGAGAAACTCGGGGCCGGCCACGTCGGGTGGCAGGCTCTTGATCTCACCGCCCGCGTCGGTCTCAAAGAGGACGGCGTTGCCGATGCGGACGATGGCGTCACCCAGCGAGTCCAGCTCGTCCACCGTCAGCTCGCCCTGCTCGCGGTTCGGCGGGCGGTCACCGTTCGCCAGCACCTTGACCGGGATCCACGTCTCGTCGTAGGTGAGGGTCGCGGGGTTCTTCTCGACGGCGCGCGCCGCCGTCACGACGACCGGCGCCAGCTTCTTGAGGTAGTCGAAATACTCGACCTTCTCCTCGGTGGTCCACTCGGTGTAGAGGCGGCCCGATGGCATCGGAATCGACCCGCCCAGTACCATGAAGTCACCGATGCGCAGCGGCTTGACGCGCACCGCGCACGGCTTGCCGTCGTCGAGGACCTTCCCGAGCTGTACCTCGATGACCGCCGCCTTCGCCTCGTTGACGAGGTCGAAGATGTTGAGAGGCATCTTTGCTCCACCTTTCGGATCACACCGCGGTCGAGTAGGCGGCGATGACAGACACGTAGTCCAGCCGCCACTCGGGCGTTCCGGTGCCGCCCGTCACCTTGCTCTTGACCCGCACCTTGAACATGGTCGGGCCCATCTCGCCTCCGGCCGTGTCCCACACGTGGCCCCACGTATCGCTCGTCGCTCCGAGCGCGTAGGTGGCTTCGGTCGTCGTCAGCTCGCCGGTCGTCTTGGCCGTGGTCCAGCTCGTGCCGCCATCCCACGAGAGATCCACCTCGATGGTCAGCGTGCCGCTCCCGGTCGACTCCTCCTTGTACAGATCGAGCGCCACCTCGATACCGAGAATCGCGGCACCGCTCGGAATCGCCGCGAGATCGAATCCTGCGTACTTGGTCGTGGCGTCCGCGACGATCGTGTGCGCGTAGGCGCCGGCGTCGACCAGGGCCTCGGCGACGGCGATCCAGTCGAGGTCCGCGTCGTTGGTGGTCGGCGGCGTTGGCCCAGCATAGCCATCGTCATCGCCGATCACGAGATTGCCGCCCTCAGCGCTCGAAGCATAGGCCGAGTTCTGCCCGACGGTCTGAATGAGCAGCATGTTCTTCGAGTTGGCCGCGAGGCTCGACTCACCCGTCGTGTAGGTCGCGAGCTGCCCCTCGAACTCGAAGGTCAAGGGCGGCGCACCGCCCTCCGTGACGCCGTCGTCCATCTTGCTCCAGATGAGGTTCTTGATGTAGATGTCGCAGGCGTAGGGCACAGGATCGGTCGCGTGGGCATTCGTGTCCGACACGTACCGAATGCGGAGCGCCGAGGCCCGCTTCTCCAGGTAGTCGAGGATCGGCGTCCCCGTGTCGGTCGCGAGCAGGTGTTGCTCGACAAGGCACGAGATCTTGCCCGACACGCGCCACCCGTCTACGTGTCCGGGCTTCTGCAGTCCATCGGGGTCGTTCAAGAAGCTTGGCGCGAACTCCACGTTCGATTCGAGCTGGAACTCGAATGCCGTCACGTTGAGATCGCGTGTCCCGGCGGCCCCCACCTTGAGGATGCCAGGCGACTTCGCGAGACCCGTGCGGTTCTTCAGGTCGCGCGCGCGGATCGGCGTGTCGGTGAGGATGGGCGCCACGAGGTCCCCGGCGATCGTGGCATAGGGCACGGTCGCGATCTGTCCGATGATGTCAAACGTGACGCGCGGGCGGTCGCCAGCCGGATGCTCCCAGCGCATGCGCTTGATGATGCAGCCGGTGAAGATCTCGCGCGTGCCGCCCGTCGTGTTGCCACCGCGCCAGGCTCGGAAGGTGAGACCCGGCCCCACTCCGCTCGCAGATCCAGCGGCCGACATCTTGTAGCTCTGCGGTAGGAAGTTGTGCACGCGGAACGTGCCGACCGCGCCACCCGTCGATGTGCCATCCAGCAGCTTGTCGACGGCGCCCAGCACCTCGCTGCCGCCGAACGCATGGACCAGGAGCTGATTGAACCAGACGGCCTGATAGCGCGGGTACACGGTGAACGAGGCTTCGATGGATCCGCGGCCGAAGTCGGCCGTGCTCTGCGCGCCGACGTTCCCGATCTCCCTGCTCTTCGGGAAGGTCGCGCGCGTGATCCTGAACTCCTCGCCCAGGAGCGGAATGCGCTTGTAGCCGCCCCCGGGATCGTTGTCGTAGTTTCCCTCGATGACCATTTCGAGGCCCGTGTAGCGGTCGTGTCCGCGGACGAGCGGTGCCATTCTGTTGCTCCCTTCTCGCCGCGCCTACAGCACGGACCATGCAGCGTCGCCGTCGTCCGTGGGCTTGACCGCACAGATCATGCGGAAGTCCCCGGCGGACCCGGTGGGCGGCGTGGCCGGCGTGACGAACGTGCCGTTGGTGGCCCGGAACTTGAAGTTGGAGGGCGGCGCTCCGGGCTCGCTGATCGCGGCCCGCGCCTCCTCCCAGACAACGCTCGGGAAGTCGAGCATGATGGCGAACTTCTGCGAGCCGTTCACGACCGACGTGCTCGCGTAGACCGCACGACACTTGCTGACCGTCTTGTCCAAGAACTCCCGGTAAGGCTTCCCGGCGGCCAGGTAGTCCTGTTCGACCTGCGACCTGATGTCCATCGTGATGTCCCGCGTCTCCGAGACGCCCGGCTGCTCCGGGTTGTCCGGGTCGTTGGCGAATGCGGTCTCGAAGGTCAGGTGTCGATCAACGGTCAGCGTGAACCCGCGGAAGTTGAGCTGGGCGAGCGACGCGCCGACCTGGAACTTCGAGTCAGTGCCCACGACGTTCGACATGTCGCGCGGCTTGACGTAGATCGGCGTGATGACCGATCCGCCCGCCAGCTGGCCCACCGTGCTGAGCGGCCCGGCGCTCGCCAGCGTCGTGTAGGGCGCAGCCGGCATCTTGCCGAGGATGTCGAGCGTGATCTTCGGCACGTCGTCCTCGGGCTGCTCCCAGACCATGCGCGAGATCATGCAGCCCATGAAGTTCTGGATGTAACCGGCTTGCGTCGCGCCACCCTTCCACACGCGGAGTCCGAATCCGCGCGAGAGCGCCGAGGCAAAGACGAACGCATGCTGGTTGCAGACGTTCGTACCGTTCGCCACTCCGTAGATGTCGACGTCGGGCGTCAACACCTCATCGCCCATGAATTGCGCGATCAGGTTCCAGAACCACTCCTGGTTGTAGCGCGGCTGGATGACCAGCGTGCCCTTGACCAGGGTTGCCCCGGGTTCCACGAACGGCAGGGCGCCCGACTCTCCGAACTCCTTCGACTTCGGATAGCTCTCGCGCTCGACCGTCATGGTCTCGGAGAGGATGGGCAGAGCCTTCCACTCGTAGGGCGTCGTGCCGCTCGGCACGTCTCCCCAGGTTGCCGCCAGCGAGTTCTCGGCGATCTCGACGGCAGTCCAGGCATCGTGTCCGCGCACCAGCGGTGCCATGCTTCGTCCTCCTCAGCTAGACGGTCACGCCGGGCTGGTAGTCGTACTCGACTCGCACCCGCACCGTCACGGCAGCAAGGTTCTGCTCCGGGCTGTACCCGGGCACGTCGATCATGTCGACGAAGGCGTCGTTCGCCGAACCGTTCAGCGTCGGATTCGCCCCGACGGCAAGCACGAGGTCGTGCAGGACGTCCTGCAGCTCGTTCACGAGGTTCGCACCGGCGCCGCTTGCGTGGCGCAAGAGCACGTCTACGTAGAGCTGGAGCGTGGCGGTCGTCATCTCGTCGCGGTCGGCGAACCGCCGTTCGTGCGTCTCCTGTGCGTCGCTGACCCGCAACGTCAATCCAGCGATCTGCAGTCGCGCGTCGTCCGAGTCGAACGTGCTCGCCACCTGGTTCGTAGCCGTGTACGTGTAGAAGTAAGTCGAGCCGGCGGTCACGGCCGCCAGTACGGCAACGAGCTGCGCGATGATGTTCTTGCGGCTGGACGCGGTTGCCATCAGCGGCCTTCCAGCCAGAGCTTCGCCTGGCGCTCGGCGGCCTTGATCGCGGTCGGCGCGCCGAACCGCACGGCATCCCGCGCGTAGTACTTCGGCCGGATGTTCATCTGGCGGCTGTGCGCGCGCACCTCGATCTCCTTTTGCCCGCCGCGCACGCGCGCCCGCATGAACGAGCGCACGGACACCGTGCCACGGAATCCCTCTTCCTGGACCCGAGCGTAGGTGACGGCCGTCCCGACGATTGCCGTATCATCGGCGACGAGTCGGGTCGTGAATCCACCGGCGAGGCGCCCCGTGATGCGTCGTAGGCGCTGACCACTCAGGTAGTTGGTCACCATGTAGTCGCGAAGCGCCTCGCCAGCGTTGAACAGCATCCTGCCCTGCGCCTGCGGGTATCGGTTCCGGAGTCCAGCGAGCCGCGCGCGCAGCTCGTCGGTGCCCCTCACCACGAGAGCGTCGTCAGCCAATGAGCGCCTCCATTCTGCGGAAGCGCCGGAGCACGGCTTCGGTTGCCGGCGGCATCTCGCCGAGCTGGAATGCCTTCGACTCCTGGTTGATCGTCTCGCTCGCCACGTCCCAGCTCTTCTTGTCCACGCGCTTAAGCTCGGTCCCGATCCAGGAGGCGAAGGCGCGCTGAATGTCGGCCGGCAACTGCCCCGAGGTGTAGCCCGCGGTGAACACGATCTTGAAGCTGTGGCGAGCGCGCGGGAAGTAGGCACCCTGGATCCCGTGCAGGACGCCGCTCTGCTTGTCCACCATGTACTCGGTCGTCCCGAAGACCTTCATCACGGAGAAGGTCCCCGAGCTGTCGATGGCGCGCCCCTCCTCGACGCTCGTCACGCTGTCCACGGGGTACTGCGCGAGTGCCAGCGACGTGTCGCCTGGACCGTCGTACAGGTGAACGTAGGGCGCGGTGTTCAGCTTGAAGATGCGGCCGCCGGTGAACTGGTGCGCCGCCTGATGCACGCCGTCGAGCAACGCCTGGAGCACCGTGTCGTTCTCCGTACCAACGAGCTTGAGCAGCGACTTGATCCCGGCCAGCGTCAGGATCTCGTAGTCGTTGCCCGCGCCGACTCGCGTTGCTCCGGGTCCGGAGATCTGGATCACGGTCACCGCCCCTGTGCGTGAAACAAGGTGAATCGGATCGTCGTAGTCTTGCCGGCAGCAGTCGCCGCCAACGGTTTCAGGAGGATCGTATAGGCTGCCTGGCCGATGCTGCCGAGGCTCCCATGCGCCGCCACCTGCGAGACGTTCACGAACAGCGCCCGCTTCTGGCCGGCGGCGATCGCCGCGACGAACTGTGCCGCGCCGAGCGTCACGCTGTGATAGGTCCCGGTGCTGCCGTGCTGGAGGAAGGGACCGGGATCGCCGGAGCCGTCCGCGGCCGCGGGGTTCAGGAACGCGATCTGCGCGGCGTTCGCCCCGGCCCATGCGCGCATCAGGGTCGTGCCGTCCGCGGTGAACGCGAACGTGGCATCATCCACGCCCGCCGCGTTGATCTTCTCCATGGCGATGCCGATGGCGGCATAGCGCCACTCGTCGAGCCCGGCGAGCGGGATGACCTGCGCGGCCGTTGGATGTACTGGCGTCGTTGCGTGCCGGCCGATCTCCGCCAGCCCGCCGCCCGCATTCACCCCGAGGTACAGCTGGTCGCCGTTGGCCGCGGCCCACGTCACGTCCAACGTCCCGAAGATGTTGGCGTCGCGGAGAATCATCGCGGCGGCTCCTTGCCCGGCGGCAGGATGATGGCAGTGCACGCCTTGACCGACATCTGCCAGCGCAAGGCTTCGATCTCAATGCCGTTGACCTGCTCCCACTTGTAGGGTGCGAGCGTCCGCCCGCGCTTGATGGTCACCGGGCGGCCGTCGACCGGGTCCACCATGACCCAGAACTTGACGCGCTTCTTCGATTCCTCGCGCACCGCTTCGCGATTCATGGGCGGCGCGCCGGGCGCCGGCTTCGGTTGCTTGGCGACCTCCGCCGCCATCGCGGCCGTGTAAGCCTTCGTCTCCAGCTCGGCCTTCGTCTCAGCAGAGATCGGAGGCGCCGGCGCGTCGGGCGCCAGCCTGCGGGCCGGGTCCAGCTCATCGGGCTTGACCGCCTGCTTCCCGGGATCGGGCATTTCGGCTTCTCCTTCCCGCCGGTGCGGCTGCGACCTGTTCCGCAGCCGCCCGCGCGACCGGCCCTCGCACGAATCAGACGGTGTCGATGTTGTAGAGCACGCTGACCGGCGTCACGCCGGCCGCGAACTCCGTGCTGCTGGCCGCGGTCACCTGTTCCATGGGCTTGAAGTCGTTCCGGACGTGCGCCTGGAGCAGCGTCGAAAGCGCGGCGGGCATGCGCGTCTCCTCGACCTTCAGCTCGCCGAACGTGCCGAGCATGAACCGCGTCTTGTTGACGCAGAGCGAGATGGTCTCGGTCAGCGTCGCGCCGTCGTAGACGCCCGACGCGTTGAGATCGGTGCGCAGCGCCTCGCTCATCTTGAGGTCCACGCCGTCCAGCTTCGCCAGCGTGCCGGTCTTGACGGTCGCCGCGTCGCCGAACACGTCCACGGTCAGCACCTCGGTGGCCTTCATGATCTGGTACCATCCGCCGACGTGGATCACGTGGAACAGGTCGTTCTGGTTCCGGCCCCAGACGCCCATGTTCGCGCGGTTGTTGCGGAGACCGGTCGTCGTGAGGACGGCGCTCGAGTGCGTGATCTTGGTCGTGTTGCCGAGCTTGCGGAGCCCGTGCCACGAGAACCGGATGTCCTGCGTGGCGGTCGTGTCGCTGTCCAGGTGCGCGGTGCCCGTGCGAACGCCGTTGACGAGCGCCGTCTCGCGCCCGCGCGCGATGGCCCGCGCCAACTGATCGCGCATGAGCGGCAGCCACGGCACCACGCTGTCCTCGAACATGTCGTCGTTCCAGAGCAAGAAGGCCAGGTGCGGCACGCACCGGAAGCTAACGAGCCCGAACGTCGGGTTCGTCAGCGCCACGACCGGCGGCATGACGATCTCGCTCGTGTCGGTCGGCAGCGTCACGCGCGGGATCGGCACCGCGGTCGTCCCGCCGAGAACCGACATGCAGTCGGAGAGGAGCGCCGGGAAATCCGTCTGCGCCCGGGGCAACGGCACCTGCACCATCTCGTTGATGAGGCCCGGCTCCATCCTCACCTTCTCCAAGAGCTGCGCCGAGAGAATGGTGAAGTTGAGATTGGCACCGATGCCGGCCGAGCCGGGGTGCATGATCTCGTTCGCGCGCACGTAGCCGGCGCGCGCCATCGCCAGGAAGTACGCCTTGAAGTCGTCGGTCTCGGCGATCTTCCCGAGCAGGTCGCTCTTGTCGAGCGTCGGGTTGGCGAACTTCTTCTGCCAGAAGTGCAGGACCACTGCGTCGTTCAAGTCCTGCAGCTCGCGGAGCTGATCCTTGTCCGACTCCCGGAGGATCGGATGCGACGCCTGCATGGAGATCGCTCGCTTGTAGGGCAGCTTCATCTGCCCCTGGAAGAGCGTGCCGCGCTGCATCGCGACCTTCTCCTCCAGCTCGGCAAGCGGGTTGGCGGAGGGCAGATTCGTGCGACGCAGGTCCTCGATGGACTTGGTGAGGTCGGCGAACTGCTTCTCGAACTGAGCGCGAACCTCGCGATCCGCGACCAGCCCCTTCTCGATGTCCGGCAGCTTGCGCTCGACGAGGTCCTTGAGGTCGTGAACCGTCTTCAGGGCCTCGGCTACCGTAGGCTCTGCCATGTGCGGATCTCCTTTGCGAGGGTGACGAGCAGGTCGGACTGTTCGTCACGGTTGCCGCCGCCCACGGCGGCGAGTGCTTCGAGGACCGCGGCATCGCGCGTCTCGTGATCGCACGAGCGGCCGCAGAGCGGACAGTCGCCGCCGGCGGCCAGGCTGCGCATGACGCTGGCCAGGGTGTCGCGGTTCGAGGGGATGGCGCAGACGCTGGTCTCGATGTAGTCGGTGGTGCGCAGCATCTTGACGCCCTCGCGACCCTGCGGATCGGGCAGCTCGTCGGCCAGCACGTCAATCGACAGGCCGCTGTCGAGCCCCTGCTCCATGCGCTTCCACAGGTTGTCGACGCTCATCATGGTCACGGGCGCAAGCGGGCTCGACCGGTACGGGAAATCGAATCCCTCGCCGACCCACGCGCGGATGACCGTGCCGTCGCTCGTCGCGTCGATGACGTCCACCTTGCCGATCTCGGCGCCGAGGTCGTGGTTGTAGTGGAGTCCGCGCGTCGTGTACGTCGAGCTGATTGCCGCGGCCAGCGACTCCGCCTCGAACCAGGTGCGGTGCCGGTCTACGGCGGTCGTCGAGAGCGTGCCGGCGATGTACCGCTTCCGCTTGTCGCTCTCGGCGCGCTCGAAGCGCCCTTGGAACATGCGGAATCGCGGGTTCAACGCGGGCCAGCTCGCCGGATCCAGCTTCGGATGCACCTGCACGTCCCTCCTCACGCCGCCGCCTTGGCGATCTGCCGGTCGTACTCTTCGAGGGCGCGAGCCTCGATGGCGCGCAGCTCTCGCTCGAAGAAGCGCCGAACGGCCAGCTCGAACCGCGCCGCCGTGCCGGCCTTGCGGATCCACGCACGGTCGTAATCGGGTGGCGTCCAGCCGTTCAGATGCGAGAAATCGCTGACCCACTGACAACGACAGTTAATGACATCGCCGGCGCGAGCCGTCCCGTCGCCCGGGTACATGAGCAGTGCGCCGCTCCGCGGATCGACGAACGGCGCGTCCATCGCCGTCGTCTGACCTTCCATCGTCACGTGGTCCGCCGTGTCCTTCGGGTCGTTGCCCCGGACGAGCGCGTCGCGCGAGGTGGTCCAGCGTTTGAACTCGACACCCATCTGCTTCGCCCCGAGCCAGCCGCCGGCGTTCTGCGCCTGGTGCGTCTCGGTGCGCGCGATGCGGTCGAGCTGGAAGTCGGCGCGCCGCTCGACGAATGCCTGCTGGATGCTGTCCCGCATCTCGCGTACGGGCGTCCCGGCGTGGATCGCTTCGCCGATCGCCTTGCGGATCATCTCGGCCGTCGTGTGCACGACCGACTCGCTGACCCTAATCGCCTGCGTCTCGACGAACCGAATGACCGCCGGGTCGGAGATGTCAAAGACGACGGCGCCGCCCGGAGCGTTGGAGACAAGCGCCTGCTCCTCGGCCGCAACGCGGTAGATCTCGCGAAGAATCAGGCGCACGCGATCCGCGAGCCGGCGCGTTTCCTCCTGCTCCTGGATCAAGTTCGTGGGGATCGCGCGGATCATGGCACGACCCTTTGCCGGCACCATGTCGGCGTCCTCCGGCATCTCCTTGCCCTTGTTGCCCTTCATTTTCTCGCCCGGTTGCGGTGGCTGCGCTCCGCCCGCGGCTCCGAGCTGGGCCAGCGCAGCCAGGGGATCCTCCCCAATCGGCCGGCCGTTGAAGTAGAGCTGGTCGGCCGCCTCGTCCTTGAACGCCTCGAAGTTCAATCGCTCGCGCGCTTCGTTCGGCGTCAGCCAGCCGCTCCGCACGCCGATCTCGTTGATCTCGGCGATCTCCTTCTCCGACTTCTGCAGCGCCCGCACCTTCGACGTGTCGAACGCGAACTCCAGGTTTTCGTTCGGCCAGAAGCGCGGCAGGAATACGCTGTTCAGGTACTCGGCGATGAGCCGCTGCCAGCCGAGGATCGTGTCCTCCCAGTAGGCGCGCTCTTGCAGGTCGCCGTTCGCACGGAAGGCGTCGTTGTACGAGCCGAGGCGCACGGGCGGCACGCCGAACATCATGGCGATTTCGGCCCGCGTCCACTCCAGGCTCTTGATGAACCCGATCTCCTCCTCGCTCGGGCGCGCGATCTGCTCGACCTCGAACTCGCCCTTCTGGAAGATCATCGGGTTGCCGCTATTCTCGGCGCCAGAGAAGGCTCGCCTGATGTGGTTGCTGAATGCGCCGAGTTCTTCCTCGTTGGCGAACGCGCGATTCGTCTTGAGGATGAGGCCGACGGGCAGCCCGTTCTTGAACCGGTAGTAGTTGAAGTTCGCGATCTCGCGCTCCAAGAGGATCGCGTTTCTCAGCCGCGCGATCTCGCCGAGACCTCGGTACGGGCTCGACAGGTTCCGCGTGCGGATGTGCATGATCTCTTCGACCGCGTACGGATGCTCCTTGCTCATCGCATCGACCAGCACGTAGCCGCCGATGATCCGCTGCGGGTGCGGGACGACGTGCATCTCTTGCGGGCGCATGCGCAGCAGGTTGACCGGGAGCCCGGCGCGAAGATCCAACCACGTGAAGCTGTTGCCCTCGGTCAGCAGATCGGCGACGACGTGCTGCCAGAAGAGGTTCGGCTGCCACACGCTGTTGATGTGCCGGAAGACCTCGAGCGCCGGATGCTCGTCGATCTCCTCGGGCTTCTCGCGGTCGGTCACGTCGGAGAGGATGAGACGGCAGGACGCGAGGTCGGTTGCGACGCACGAGACACAGCGGCCGACGGTAGCCGTGATCTCCTCTGTCTCGATCAGGGGTCCGGCGTCTGGAGCTGGGGAGGTCGAAGCGGAGACGACGCCGAGGAAGGTTGCGGTCTGGGCGTCGATCTGGGATGGAGCGACGCCCCGGGTCAACGCCGCCGGCGGCGGCTGCCCCGCCGGCGGCGCGGTCCCCACGGTCTGCCCCGCGTCGCGTCCAAGCGCGACCAGAGCCGCACGCACCCGTCCCAACAACCCCGCCACACATCCCCCGAGTGCTCCACCGCGGAGATCCTATACCAGTCCCGTGCCACTAGGGCAAGGAATCAGGTATCTCGCTTCCGCAAGCCCCTCGACCAGCCTGGCTCGATCCGAGGCAGAGCCCGCTCGGGAGGCGCCGGATTGCCGGCGCCGGGGGTGGTGTCGGCCGGTACCGGGGCCGGCGCCTCCACGGCGGTCTCGACCGCGTAGCCGTTGGCGTTGAAGAGCACCGGGCCGAGCCCGTGCACGGAGATCTGCGTCTGGCCGCCTGGGAGCTCCTGCACGGTGAACCCGTGATAGGCTCCTGGTCGCACCTGGCCCACGGCTCCTCCTAGGGGACGGCCGGCGTGTTGGCGACGACCGCCGCGGCCAGCGCATCGGCGCTCGTGCCCAGTGTCGCGGCCAGGGCGGTCAGCTTGGTCGGGTCGCCCGAGAGGATCGCGGCATCGAGCTGCGCCTTGATCCCGTTCAGCAACACGATTGCCGAGGTCTCGACGTCGGTGTTGCGCGCGACCTGCGCGGTCAAGGCATCCAGTTCTCCGGCCATGGTTTCGACCTTTCGGTTGAGTTCCATGAGAAGCCGGTGCAGTCGATCCAGCTTCTCGTGCGCGCCCGCGTCGGGTACGACGCGTAGCGTGAGTTCGTGGCCTCTCTCTTCTGCCACGCCAACCCTCCTTCAGCTTACGCCGGCACCCAGAGAGCCGGCTCGGTCACGATGCTGTCGGCGACCGCGTGCACGGTGACGAGCGCCGTGGGCATCTCGACCCGGGACATCGGCGTCCCGTCTCCCGGATCGAGCGTCAGGACCGAGACGGCGGTCAGCGTGTTGACGTATCCGCCCTTGCCGTCGCCGGCCGTGATCGCGTTGACGATCTTGGGCTCGATGGACACGAGCGTCCAGGTAGTCGCTGCCATGATTCCTCCTTCAGGCGAGATCGCGGAACTGCGGCTGCCAGTAGATGTAGCTCGCGCTCGTACTCCTGGCCGCCTGTACGTAGACCGAGGGCAGAAGCGAACGCGCGCGTACCATCTCCAGCACATCGGCCCACGTGCCGGAGGCGCCGCCCGGTCCGGTGGTCGTCGTCCACAGGTGGCTCACCGAGTCGTCGGCGTAGACGCCGAGCTGGATGCGGAGCGCCGCCTGCTGCGCGGTCGTGAACATCGTTTCGAGCTGGGCCACGGTCTTGAGCACGCCGTAATCGCTGCGCATACCGTGCTCATACCACCGGTTGCGGATATCCTCGGCCGTGTAGTTCGTGAGGGTCTCTTCGGTGTTGCCCCAGACCTGTTGATCGCCCATGTTGCCGGCGGCCTGTTCATGAAGCGTCTGCAAGAACCCCTTCCAGCCAGTACGCAGGCCCGGTATGGCATTTCGGGCACCCCGGTATGCCGTGCCGCTATAGCCGGTCGGAAAAGCGTTCAGCGCCGAGCCGGGGTATGGAGAATCATCCACGTTGTCGTACATAACGCCATCGAACCAGTCGGTCTCGCGCACGTTGTCGATGAGTTCGTCGATGTAGATGTTCTCGCGGACATCACATTCCCACGAGTGTTTCGAGGTCGCTGTCGCAGGAAGGCTCGCATGCGCTGGCGTGTGCGGACACGCGACGCGCCCTGCGATGAACGCAGCGGCACACGTGTACCGGCCCGACGTGATGTCCGTGCCGATGTCCATCTCGTACTTGTCGATGGCGTTGCACGAGTAGGAGTTCCACCCGTTGACCGTCGGCGACATGCCGGCCTTCGTACAGCCCGAGGCGGGGTTCGCGTTCAGAATGTGCGCCCGTCCGACATCGATGTTCCCCTGCTCGGCGGGCGTATAGCCGGGCATCTGGGAAACTGATTCGAAGTTCCACAGCCCCGTAATGACCTTCGTCCCGATGCGGCTCCGCGCCTTGATCGAAGCCACGTGCTCGACCGGCGTGCCCGGACGCAGCATCACGAGGTCGCACATGGCGGCGACGTCGAGCACCGCCTGACCGAAGAACTGGACGGTATTCGTCGGGTTGTCCTCGACGATCTCGGCCGCTGCGTTGCCGCCGCGCGCCGCGATCCGCGCGAGCAACGCCGACTTCCACACGCTCCAGTTGTAACCGCGGAGGAATGGCGTGCAAGCCATGGTTGCGGTCGAGAAGTCCGTCGGGTCGCTCTGGTTCCAACTGTGGAAGATCATGCCGGAGATCAGGAGTCGATTCCCAGGCGACTCGCCGGACATCGAGATCTTGGAGCTCGCGCGCGCCGCGATGCGCCGCACTTGCGCGTGGCTGACTTCGAGCGTCGTGCGCCGTGTCACGATTCGAGTCACCGGAAGAGCCCCTTCACCCCGCCCCACGTCCCGCCCCGAACGGGAAGGGGCGTCACCGAGCAGGCCGTCGCGGTGCGCGCCGCCTTCTGGATGCATCCGCCCTGGCCCCACGGCACGATGCACCCATCCAGCCATGCGACGCCCGCGTCGCCCCAGCAGAGGTCGGCGCCGTCAACCGTGACGAAGCTCGTCAATCGTCCGCCCTCGGCGCACTGGCAATGGAATGCGGCTGCTGTCGGTGCCGCGGTCGCAAACTTGAAGGCGACCGCCACGAGGTCGATGAACTCCTCGCCCTCGAATGCGATGGGTGCGGCCCCTGCTACCTGCGCCAGGATCGCGCGGTTCGTCCCGCTGCACGCCGGGCCGAATGGCAGATCGAGGTTCGTGGTCAACGTCCAGCCCGCCTTCGCCGCGTGCTGCCCGATCTCGATCCACTGAAGGACGAGCTTGCTCGTGTCGTACTCGATAACAGCCTGGAAGAACTGCGCCTCGGCCGCATCGCTCTGGGCCACGACGTGCAGCGCCACTACTTCGTTCGGGTAGGCGCAGGCCCCTTGCAGCACGACGAGCGTGCCGGCCCCGCTGACCGCCGAGGCAATGAGAACGGCCAGGACCACCAGAAGCGAGCCAAGAGTCCTCATGCTTCCTCCAGACGTGCGATCCGACAGTCCCGGCCGTCGTCGATGCCGACCTCATAGAGGCCCGCGACGTTCAGAATCTGCATCGCGCCCCAGAAGTCGTCGAGCAGCTTGGCCTGCGTGCTGTTCTGAAGCTGCGGCGCGAACGCGACGATCTTCTCCCGCCACGCGGCGAGGCGCTCGGGCGGCGGCGGGTCGTCCAGGCGCGTCGTCAGCCAGAGCGTGAAGGTGGCGGGGACGAGGCCGACGGGCGTCTGGCATTCCAGGTCCTGACGCACGGTGACCGTCGTGTAGTACCACATGCCCTTCACGCCGGAGGCCCCCCCGGCAACTTCTTCTCGAAGGCGCGGATGGCCGCCTGCTCGACCAGCGCCTTAAACGAGTCGAAGAACGCCTCCTGCTCGGCCGGCGTCATGTAGCTGAAGGTGTCGGCGTCGGCGAACGGAAGGGCGGTCAGGTCGGAGCCGGTGAACGCGTCCAGCGTCTCGCCGGCCAGCGCGGCACTCGCCAGCACGCCGCCCTTGATGGCCGGGAGGAGCTGCGCGGATACGGCCGGCAGCGCCGAGATGATCCACAGGATGAACGGGAGGTCTGGCCGGCCCGCGCGGAGCTTGGAGAGCATCTCGCTCAGGAACACGGCGGCAGCGCCCGCGGCGCTGACCGCTTGCTGGCGCATCTCGGGCGTGATCTGTGTCCGGTCGGCCATGGCAAGCCTTCCTCTCGTGTGTGGGGGCAGGGGCCGGAGTCGAACCGGCCTCGGGCGGGCTTATGAGACCTGCCGGGTCCCGGACCTCCGCTGCCGTTCCGGATTCAGCCGCCGCCGCCGCCGGCGGCCTGGTTCATGCCGGGAACGTACATCCCGAACCGGCTCCATGTCGAGCCTCCACCGTCGCCGTAGCTCCTGGCCTCCTCCGCCGCCAGCCAGGCGGCGACCAGGATGTCGTTCGTGTGGGACACTGGATCGAAGGCGAGCATCGCGTCAACCCAATCCTGGACGAGCCCCGGACACCGGTTGCGGTCGTCGCAAGGAATGGGCCACTTCCCCTGCTCGAAGTGCACGGACATCCCGCGGATGCCGAGCACCGGGTCTGCCTTGAGCTGGCCGGTCGTCGTGTGCGGGCGCAGCACCAGCTTCTGCAGCTCGCGCTCGGTCGCCCCGAGCGCCTTCATGATCTCAGGCACGCGCATGAACTGGAGCAGGTAGTCCTGCGCGCCGTTGTTCTCGACTCGGAATCCGCGGTGCCCCGGGTAGCGGCGGAGGATGAGGAGCATGTGCCGGATGATGTCCGGTCCTTCGAGGTGGCCGGCCCGGATCTCCATTGTGTGCTTCAGCCCGCCCTTGGGGCTTAGCGTGTAGAAGGCCGTCAGGTTCGCCGTGTCCCGCTTCTGGATCGCGAGATCGACGCCCGTCACGATGACGTCCGCCTCGTCCTCTGCCGGGCGCCACGTGCACCGCACCTTGCCCGTCGGGTCCGCCTCCTCGATGAACGCGCGACCGCCCGCGTACAGGCTCCTGCCGATTGACTGCGCGTACTCCAGGGCCGATGCCGGGAAGATCTCCATGGCACCGGACAGCGGCCGGCACTTGAATTGCCTGGCGTACTCGTGGAGCGGGAGCTGGCTCCGCTTCTCGGCCAGCCGCTCGGGCGGGAATCCGAACACGTGACCGCTGATCGGGTCCTGGTACGTCTCGCTCCAGAGCCCCGCGTCGTTCCCTCCGGGGATCTCCTGGCGTACGCCGTCCAGCATGAAGCTCCGGCCGTTCTCCGCATCGAAGTGCGCATGCGTGTAGCCGGGAAGGCGGCGGAGCTTGTGCCGGGCGTCCTCGACGTGCCAGGGAGTGCCGATGTCCCAGATGCGGCCGTTCGCCAGCACGCGGTTGAGCACGGTTGAGTTGAGCAGCTCCCAGAGTTTCTGCCGTTCGCCTTCGCTCCACGTGTTCTGGAAGTCGAGGATGTCATCGAGGATCAGGATCGAGACGCGCGATCCGATGATCGCGCCCATGACGCCACGGCCCACCATCGACGGATCCTTGAGCGTGGCGCCCGGCCGCTCCAGATAGATCTCGTCGCTCGTGCTCTTGCGGACGCGAAGGTCGGGGAACACCCGGCGATACCGCGGATTGTTCTCGAGCGTGTCACGCACGATGCGCAGCACTCGCGTCGGGATGTCGCTGCTGTTGGAGATGAGGGCGATGAGATGGGACGTGTTGCGCCCGAGCTCCCAGGTCGCGCGCTTGATGTCGATCTGCGTCGTCTTCCCGTGCTCGACCGGCGCGTCGATGCAGAGCCGCGTGTGCGTGTCCATGAGCCGGTGCCAGAGCTCGTGTACCGGGTGCTGGCGCTCCTGGAACACGTACTCCGAGAACACGTTTGGATCGCTGGCCGACGCCCAGGCCGCCGCCCGGTGGTACAGCTCCCGGTGCTGCTCGACCTCACGGAATAGCTGCGGGTCCCGGCTCAGGTCCCTCGGCGTCAGGTGCAGGTCCCGGATCTCCGGAATCTTCCGGAAGAGCGCGTAGGCCTTGGACGCGGCGAAGGATGAGATCGCCGAGCTCGGCGTGCTCTGCAAGCAGTCCCTCCATGCTCTCGACCGTGATGCTGGTGGCCGCGCCGCCCTGGACCACCTGCTGGACGCGGACCGACGGCCCGCCCGACTTCAGGTGCCCGGTCAGCTCGAAGACCGTGCGGATGGCCGGCACGTCGCCGTCGAGCGCCCGGTGGACGAGGGCCGAGGCTACACCCTGCAGGTGCTCGCGCAAGGGTTCGAGGTCGATGCGCGCCCGCTCCTCCTGCACGTCGGAGAAGTCCTGACGGAACCAGGGCCACTGCCGGAGCCAGTTTCCCCACGTCGGGCGGCTGACGGCAACCCGGTCGAGGAACAGGCCGAACTTCTCGCCGGGTGGCGCTTGGGCGTAGGCGGCGAGCACCTCGCGCGCTCGCTGCTCCTCGGCGGCTCGCGGGTCACTCACCGGAGACTCCGATCCCCGGACAGGCGTTTGCTGTCCGACGTGTGTCCCGGCGCCTGTCCTGTCCACAATCGAGGGCGTTTTCCGTTACAGCCGCGTATTGCCATCACGACAACCCTTTTGCAGAAGATTCCCTAGGCTGTTGCGAAATGTTGGCACGAGTTCGCAACCGAGACCTGCCACAGAGTAAGAGTTTCTTACTCCAGGCTGTCTCTTATAATGATCGCGCGCGCGCGCCCCCGGGCGCGCGTACACACACATGCGCACCTTGAGCACCTAGGGGGTGTTTTTCGTCGTAAGTCGTTGTCATCATTGGCCCCTTCCTAGATGCTCAGGCGTTTGAGCACCTAGAGCAGTGTTTTTCGTCGTAAGTCGTTGTCATCATTGGCCCCTTCCTAGATGCTCAGGCGTTTGAGCACCTAGAGAGCACATTGAGCGTCTGGAGGCCAGTTGTCTAGGTGCTCAAACGCTTCTAGGTGCTCAAACTCGCGTGCATCTAGGATTTGGCGTTTATTATCAATGGGTTGCGTCATTTTCGCCATGCTCTAGGTGCTCACCCTATGAGCATCTAGGATTTGGCGTTTATTATCAATGGGTTGCGCCATTTTTACCCCCCTAGATGCTCATGAAATAAGTGTGGTGGCGCGCGCGCGCGCGATACACAAGTTTCGTGCCGAGTCTCACCGATCCCACCATTCTTTCGGTTCGTCGATTTCTTGCACCGCTGGCACAGAGGGCACCGCGGGCATCTCGTGCGCGGGCTCTGATCTCTCCCACGCGTAGCCTGTGCGGAGTTCCTGGGGCGGCTGCTGGCCGACCCGGGCCGGGAGCGCCCAGATCCACCGGCCGATGCCCTTGCCACCCTGTAGGCGCTCTGGCGCGGCCACGATGCCGAGGTCATCCTTGGCTCGCCGGGCTGAGCCCCAGGAGAATCCCGCCGCCTCCACCTGCTCCCTGATGGTCCCCTGGGCCACCGGTCCGTGGGCGAGGAGGTTCAGGAGCAGGTCCTTGACCCTGTCGACGGTCGTCTCCTTGTGCGGGGGCTCGGGTGCCCGTGGCGAGAAGAAGAGGGTCTGGCCGACTTCGAGGCCCAAGGCCGGTGGCTTGGGGCCGACGTTGACCTTGAGCACGCGGAACCGGACGGCAGCGGACTCGGGATCCGGCTCGTCGAGCGCCATGATGCTGCGGCAGCACTGGCGGATGGCGGTCGAGCCGCGGATGGAATCGAGGTTGATGATGCCGACCGGCTCGTCCGGCCGGCGCTTGGTGACGTGCTGGAGGAGGAGGCCGGTGACGTGGGTGTCCCGACAGAGAGCGGCGATGCGCTTCAGGAACCAGGTGTCGCGCGAGCTGTTCTCGTCGCCCGAGAAGAGGCCGCGGAAGGCGTCGAACACTACGAGCGTCGGTTTCCGCGCGCGGACCACCCGCTCGTACCGGGCGAAGGCGAGCGGGTCGTCGAGCATGATGTCCTGCATCCGCTCCTCGGGATACCTGGGATCCTTGAACCAGTAGACCGAGCCGAGCGGGATGCACATGTCGCGGAGGCGTGCCAGGTTGACCGCCTGGCTGCCCTCGGTGTCGATGTACAGGACCTCGGGCCGGCAGCCGTTGGTCGCCTGGACCGGGGTGCTGTCGGGCCAGGGCGCCTTGCGAATGACCGAGCCGGCGAGAGAGAGCGCGACCTTGCTCTTGCCGATGCCATCGCGCCCGGCCAGGAGACAGAGGAAGCCCTGCGGCATCCAGGCGGGCCACAGCCACGCGATCTCGCCGAGCTGGTCCGCCACGTCCTCGAAGGTCCAGATCGCCTCGGCATCGGTCTGTGCGTCGTCCCGGAGACCCGCGAGCTCGGCCTGCAGGTCGGCGATCCTGGCGGCCGCGTCCTCCAGCAGCGTGTCGGGGTCCTGGTACTGGGCTTCCGACTGGATGCGGGCGGCGTGCGCGGCCAGCTGCCGGGCGAGCGAGTGCCCGTAGACGATCTTGGCGTGGTGGAGGAGGGTGGCGTCGGTCGCCGTGCTCGCCAGGAGGTTCGAGAGGTAGACGGTGCCGCCGTCCAGGTCCCCGAGCCTGCCGACTGTCCGCATCGAGTCGGCGACCGTCACCAGGTCGACGGTGCCCCCATCGTACTGGAGTTCGAGGCACGCCGCGTAGACGGCGGCCAGGCTGGGATCGGTGAAGTGCTGGACGCCGAGGACCTTGGCCGCTTCGAAGACCGTCTTGCTGCCACCGAGGAGGCAGGCGGCGACGACCGCGGCCTCGGCCTCCGGGCAGTTGCGCGAGGTGGGTGGCTCTGTTATGGTCGTGGGTGCCTGGCGCCCGCGGGCGCCTCTTGAAGCGTGCTGTCGCTGGGTCACGGCGTCGGCCCCCTGCCGGCGCCGTGGCTCGTTTTACGGCTTCCGCCGTCTGCCATCTTCAACCCCCCGCAGTGCGTGGTGCGCGATATATTTCTGCGCGACCTCGTCCGTCTCACCTGACCGCCGGCAGATGCGGTTCTCGAAGAGGATCGGCGCCTGCTCGATGACCATGCTGATCGGAACCCCCGAGATGCGCGCCCAGCGCTCGAACGTCGTCCGCTCGTCGAGACTCCGCTCGACACGCGGCCAGGTGGCGGACAAACGCAGGAGTATCGGGCTTTGAGCGAGCAAGGTCAACGCTGCGGGTAGCATGGTGTCCTGCAACAACTTGTCACCTCCCCGACTCGAGCAGCTCGCGGAGATCGTCGCGGAACTCGCCGCGCGCGATCTGCTCGGGCGAGTAGCGGAGCACGCGCCAGCCGAGCACCGCAGCCGCGTTCAGCTTCTCGTTGTCACGCTGGATGCCTGCGCCGCGTGCGTGCCGGCCGCGGACCCAGTTGCCGCCGTCCACCTCGACTGCCACCTTCTGCTCGACCCACGCGAAGTCAAACCGCCAGCGGCGCGGCGGCGCGAACCGGAACTCACGGACCGGCATCGGCAGGCCCGCCGCCAGGAACGGGAGCAGCGCGAGGTCCTGGCACGAGATCCGGTCCTCGCTGGAGGTACCGGCGGACCCTGTCGTAGAGATCGGATCTGGCATACAACTCCTCTTCGCTCCACACGGTTTGCGTGCGGTCGTGCAGCTCGGCGAGCAACAGGAGCGCTTCGCGGAGCTCCGGGTTCCGGTTCGCAGGGCGTGGCAGGCGGGCGCCGGCCACGCCAGCGGTCTCGATGCATGAGGCGCACATCTGTCTGCGGCCTTCGAACTCCACGCGCTCCTTTACCTCCAGGCACCGCCGGCACACCCTCCACACATCTCCGCCCTTCGGTGAGCCTTCTGCAAGCGGCGCAACTCGCGGCGCTCACGGGCCAGGCGCGAGAGGCGGCGGGTGCAGCGCTTGCAGCGCACGGACAGCCCGTCGCCGACCGAGGCATCGCGGGTCCACCACTCCGCGGTCCGTGGCAGGCCGATGCCGCATCGCGCGCAGAGCCAGTAAGTCGAGCCGCGCGTCAGCCGGCGGGTCACACCAGGAACCCCTCGGCAATCGCGCGAGCCCGCCCCTGGCGTGAACGGCCCGCTGGTTGCCAGGACTTCCCGTTCGTGATGTCGAATATGGTCCACTTGCTGACGCCGAACAGCCTCCCGATGTCCCGCGCAGAGCAGCCCTTGGCGCGAAGCGCACGAATCTTCGCGACCTTGTGCGCATCGAGCTTTGTCTTGGCTCCACGGCGCGCATTCTCGGCCTGCGTTACGACCTGGAGATGTTGGGGATTCACGCAGAGAGGGGTCCGGCACAGATGATCCAGATGGTCGGATGACTGCAGCGCCCGACCGCTACGCTCGAAAAAGAATCGGTGCGCGCCAACTCCACGCCCCCCCACGTAGAGACGACCATAGCCCTGGCCGGTTTTACCCCAGCGCCAGATCCTACACGGAGTTGGCAGTGGGCCGCACTGACGAACCGTATCGACTGCAAGGCTGTGTGGCACGGCGTGCCAGCGATTTCCGCGCCTCCGGTGGGACATGTGCCCATCCTACACGTTGACGATGTTCCAAGTCAAGGCGTTGCTTCGATATGCGAGGCATCCCAGCCGCGTTTGAACTGGATGAGCGCCGCTAACTGCGTCGCGCGCCCGAACACGATGCAGTCGCGGCGCTCCTTGGCGAGACTCCGAGGCAGCCCCCAGAGGAGCCCCGTCGTGAGTCCTTGGCGGAAGGCGACCACCGCGAGGTCCGCCATGAACTGGGGCGACGGGTTGTCGGGATGCGCGTCGTCCACGACGTCCAGCGCCAGGCGCCGCGTGTGGAGACCGCCGGTCACCCGCTTGGTGAGTCCAGCCAGGAAGAGTTCGCGCTGGCGGGCTGGCGTGCGGTACGCCTCCTGCGCCCGGATCCGATGGCCGGCGTTCTCCATCTGCACGAGCACGAGGTCGAAGGCTTCACGCACCGTCGCGTCGAGCTCGGCCAAGAGATTGCGGTTGCGGGCTTCGAGGTCGGCGTTGTTCATCGCAGGATCCGGAGCACGACGAGCAGGACGGCCGTCGCCCAGCCGACGAGCGCGACAACACGCCAGGCGCGCATCTGCCCCGGCATCGAGCCGAGGAGCTTGGCGTACTTCCCGTGTTCATCGCAGAGTCCCATGCCCTCGTACTGGACGGTCGGCTCGGCCACGCAGCCGGGTGCTTCGCAGTAGTCGCGGCCGAGGGTTGCGGTCGACGAGACCATCGCGATGTTCGCGTGCACCGCGCACCGGAGATCGTTGTCGAGCGCCAGGTACCGACACCCAGGCTCAGCGCACTTGCGGATCACCACCTCGGCGCTCACTTCCGCCCCCCCGCGCGCAAGATCCTCCGGATGCTGGACGCGGAGAGGCCGTAGTCGTGGGCCAGCATCTTGACCGTGTCGCCTTCCTTGCGGCGTTTGCGGATCTTGGCGTTCCGCTCGCGCCGCCACTTGCGATCTTCCTTGCCGGACATCGGATACCTCCGAACGATTGGGACTGTGACACATTGCGCACCACTCGCCGTGCCCGCACAAACAACCCGGATTCAACACGGCACGAGCACTGCCATCATCGGCCAGCTTGAAACCAGATACCGTCAGGTTCAACGGGTTCGACTCCATTCCGGATACGCGCACGTTACTGAATCGTTGCTCCGATCCATCCGGTTGCTCAAGAACGAGGTCGAACACGCCGTGCTCGTCGCGCTCCAGGAGGGCCGGGCACCCGTTCGCTTGTCGGAAGGCAATGATCTTCTTCACCGCGGCACCACGATCCCACTCGGCGTGACCTTCATCCCGGCCGGCGGACGCACGGCCAGGGTCGGATGCTGGAGCAGGCACAGGCGCTCGATCTCCGGCATGTTCGCTGTGATCGCTGCGTGCATGCGGCGCCGCGCCTCGATCTCATCGGCCAGCACGTTGAGCGCGGCGAGCGACTGCTGCGCGCAGACGAGCTTGTCCGGGTGCTCGCCCATGACGATGGCCGGCGCATCGCGCTTCTTGGTCCATGTGCTGCCGATCGTGCCACGGCAGAGGCGGCAGACGGTCGTCTGCTCGTGCGCCTGGTTCATCGGCGCGCCGTCGCGGGCGGCGCTGGCGTCAGGAGCCGCCATGCGGATTCCTCCGGTGGCCCGTCGCCAGCGATGGCCCTGGCGCACATCTCGACGTCGAACGGCTTGCGGCGCTGTCGCGCCTCATCCACGAACCCGCGGAGAAGCGCGACGGCACGATGGCGCTCGGTCGTCTTCGCCGTTGCCCAGACCCGATTCTCCGCATGGGTCGCCGCCCGGTCGGCGGCAATCGCGATCTGTTTGGCGATCTCCGTCGCCTGGTCGGCCGGTGCCGCCTGGCCGTCGATCCGTACCGTGATCTCCACCTTGTCCTCCAGTTCATCGTCTCGACACGAACGGCTCCCAACACTTCCAGTCATAGCATGCCGTGCCCGTCTCGCGCACGCCTTCTTCCGAAGTCCGCCTGTGGTACACGTGATAGCCGCACAGGCTTCGGACGTGACCGGCGGCGGTCGCCGCGTCCGGCACGCGGACGACGGGCGGCGCCATCGGGAAGTCGAGTTCCGCGCCGTCCTGCGCGCCGCCATAGAGGAGCACGTGCACGGTCACCGGTTCTCTCCCGCGATGGTGCGCGCGATTCGCTCCTTGATGCGCCGCAGCGTTTCCTCCGGCGGCTCTCCGATTGGCACCACGAGCAACTTGTCAGCCGGGATCATCGCCAGGATCTCGTTCATCGTCGGCTTGTCGCGTTTGCCCTCGTACTCGGCGCGCAAACTGTCTGGCTCGGCGAACTCATGCGTCCACACGGGCCGCTCCAGCACAGCCTCGACGGCCGCGTGGAACCGCGCGAACGGCATACAGAGCGTTTCCTCGTAGAGCTGGAACCGCACTATCTTCTCGTCGTCCCAGGTCTCGACTTCGCGGCCGAGCGCGAGGGCAACCTCACGACTCAGCATGTCTCGCCTCCCGGCTGCTCGATGGGCGTCGGCGTCAGGAGCGGCACGTCGGTTGCCTGTCGGTGTTCGTCGCAGGCTCGCCACTCGCCATCAATGGTGCCCGCCCGACCGGGACCGCGCCACTTGGCGGGCTTGGCACACGGTCCGTAAGGGAACGTGAACCGCTTCGACCAACAATGCCGACTCCAGTCAACGTCAGGCATCTCGCTTCGCCTCCTCGTGCAGCGCCAGCCAGAGGAGAGCCAACGCCTCGGCGGGGTTGGCATGGGACGCTCGTTTTGTCCACGCCTCATCGGCCCGCATCGTGCAGGGCTCGGCGGCGCGACTGCGAGCCACCGCCACCCCGTCATGCCACTGCGTGAGATCAATCCACGTCCCGCTGTCGGCTGGCCGCAGCACCTCCAGCAGCTCGCTGGCGATCGGCGCGGCGAGTTGCCTGCGCGGCACCTTCGGTTCCCAGTGGACAAGGTCCCACCCGTAGGTCGGCGCGTTCTGGCGCCAGTGGAGGTAGGTGTCCTGCGGGAACCCCGCATCGCGCAGGCGCTCGCAGGTGGCGCGCGTGGGCACGTGTTGCGTCAGGTCGGTGCTCATGGCTTCTTCCGTGGCGCCAGCAGTAACCACGCCATCGCGGCGAAGTTGACTGCTGCTACGAGCCATCTCTGCGCGTCGAGCATGAACAGCAAGCTTGCGAGGTTCGCTCCCGCCAGAAAATGTCTCACGGCGCCTCCTTCTCGCGGGCCTCGATCCACAGGCGGATGCTGTCGAGGGCATTCACCGCTGCGAGCCCAGCCGTCGAGTTCGGGTAGCGCAGTTCGCTGTTGCGGCCGATGCTCTCGGCAACTTCCGCCAGGATCGCCGCCCGCTCCTCGCGCGCGCCCCCGGCCCGCGCCTCAGCGAACGTCTCGGCCGCGTCCTCGACGTCATCGCGGCACTTGGCGTAGGTAGGACTCCCCGACGGCCAGCCAGAGGTCATCATCGCGCAGAACCTACAGTGACTTTCTCTGGCGCGTTCCAGGTCCTTCTCGGTGGGTTTCACTTCTTGGCCTCTCTCTGTCGTGCTCGACGAATACGTTGAAGTTCAGTCACTTCGGGCATGTGTAGTCACACTCCTCGCCCGGCCAGTGGTGGCCGGCGTGCGGCGGGTCTGCATACCCATCGCAGTCCCGGTCGCAGAGGGAGGCGGCCATGGGCAGCGGCGCCGACCGGCCCCACGGCTTTTTGCGCTTGCCGCAGACGACGCACTCGACCGTCGCCCAGCATACCGGGGTGCAGGCAGATTCCGCGCGGTCCCGCTCATTCGGGGGCATCGCGCGCACCTCCAAGCGGCTGCGGGTCGCGCAGGTCTCCATGCACCGGCCGGACGCCAGATTCCTCGGCACACTCGCGACAGTCCATGCAGTCGTCGAAGTGCGCTAGCGCCTGCTGCGCGACCGCGAGCTGCGCCTCCAGCTCGACGATGCGTGCGGCCTGCCGCTGCACGAGCGTCGGCGTCACGC